TTATATGTTCACTGTTTACTGCATCATCTGCTAATTTTGCTCCAGTAACTGCATCATTTGCTAACTCTGCTGTTGCTACACCAAGATCTTTAATCTGTACTGCACCACTATTTACTACAAAATTATTTGTAGAAAAAGATGCCTTACCTTTAACACTGTCTGTTGCGTCAGGTGTTAAAATTTCTAAATCTGTTACTGTTATTGTATTACTTGCTGTTTTTTTACCAATATATAGTTTACCAGCAGTGTTATCCCACGCTAATTCACCATATAACAAAGAGGCTGGTGCTCCAGCACTTGCACCGTATACGCTCTTTTTAATCTGTAATGTATTCGCCATTATTTATCCCCTTTATGGTTGATAGCTACCGCCATCTATTGTTTCAGTGTCTAGCAATACTGCACTAGCTACACTGATGTCTGCTGAAAAATTGTCTGCTTCTGTTATAATTACATCAGAAGATCCATTATCATATTTTAATTTATTTCCATCGTAAAATACTAATTTAGTATATACATCTTTAATTCTATTTGGTTTTGTTAAACTTCCACCCATTATGCATTTACTCCTATATCTTCAAAAGTTGGTTCATCAATATTTGCTTGATCTTGAAAAGTGTAATCATTAATAGTAATTGTTGAAAAAGTTGGATTAGATATATTAGAAACATCTGTATATATACTGCTAGATGCTACTTGTCTATTTACAGCAGTTGCATCATCAGTAAAAGTAGGATTAAGAATTAATGATTCATTGGTATACTGAGATTTTATATTATCAGCAAAACCATCGATCATTTCATCAAATGTTGAATTTACAGAATTAAAATACTGTAATCCTAGTTCTCCTTTTATCCAATTATTAGCCATTACATATCATTTTGTTGAATTTGGAAAGATCCACTTATTCTGCCTCTATTAGCAAATGTTTTACCCTCCTTAATTCCTTTTTCAAATTTTCTATCAAAATATACAGCCATGTTAGGTTCTGCTTTTTGTTCATATCCCAACTGAATAGCTTTATCTATTATGTATTGATGAAATTGAGCTGGTATTTCTGGTATATCTGTTAAATCAGCACCAGCTACATCTAAAGTTTTTAAAGCATCGGGTTTCTTATAATAAAAAATTGTAACTTCATATACGCCATCTGGTGACTTAAATCTATTTTTTTCCGTTGTTAATGAATCTAATAAAGCAATTCCTATAGAATCACGTTCAATCCACCATACATGCTGTTTACTAGCACGTGTATAAATTCTGCTATAATTTGTAGTTCCCATTAGTCAATATCCCTATATTTCGGCCTACCTAATAATCTTTTAATCTCTATAGTATCGCCGTCTTCATTTTTAAAATCAACCGATTTGATTTCTAAAATTTCATCTTTTAATCCATAAAATCTTTGGTCAGCAACTGTATTAAATTTTGTAGCTCCATCTAAAATTAAAGTTCTAGCACAAAACTCATCTTGTGCTTGATTACATAGATTAATAATTTCATTTTCAGATAGTTCAGGATGATGCTTCTGTACTAATTCAATCATTTGCTGTAACTTCATTCTTCTCCTCCTATTGGAATATAATTACCTAACCATTGTAATAATTCTTGTTGCAATTTAATATACTGAGATTCATGCCATTGATATTGCGTACTAGAAGAATTTAATTCAGTTTGATATGCACCTAAATAAGATGCTATATTTTGTAAAGTTGCTGTAGCTAATTCTATATCTTCGTCAGCTAAATAATCTCCTACCATGTCCCACCATTTAGGGTAATCTAATCTATGTGCAGCTGTTTCTACGTCTCCTGCTTCTATAGTAGTTAAATCTGAACCTCCAGAAATAGAAGGCTCAACTGTATCATGCATCTTCTTTCTAATACACTGAATAGCAGAATATAATATAACCCCACGTTCATACTCTTTAGGAAAATTATCTATAGCTCCACTATTCTGATCATGTGTAACACTGCTATCTGGCTCAATAACCTGTAGTTCTCCTTTTTCACTAGAAGTTGGATCTGGATAAATAAACAAAGTTCCA